CCCTCGTGGATGAGTAGGTTCTTTTGTGAGAAAACATTGTGTCCCGAAGCATAAGATGTCATCTGAGGTACCTGGTAGAAATATCTTGAGAGCATATTATACGTCTGGAAATCATGGAACACCATAGGCAGGTCGGTCATAGTGAGTAAGCGTCTTGGCTTCCTACTTACGACCGCAGACAGTATTTCACGATATAAAACCAAGGAATCTTTATCTCTCGCACTATCTGATAGATAGAATGCCTTTGCGCCGGCTGCAGCTCCAACTCTGCCAAAGTACAACAGCCGCCTTGTGTTCCTCAGAGAAACCTCAGCACCCGGCACAAAGAGCTGACAATGAAGCTTTTCAATTTCTTCTTGCAGGGTGGTGGACTTCGTGAATATCAACATGGGGTTCTTCTCAAGATACCCCATTATCATGTTCTTGTCAATTTCTAGTCGCTTCCGATATCGAATCAATTGCTTCACAGCCCCGGTCCTGATTTTGATTGATACAGTTTGAGGCATATCCGGTGGCTTGATGGTTGTGTCAAAGTTATCACTGACTGATGTGAACGTGTAAACACTGGAGTACAATCTCACAATATCCGCCATAGACGCCAGTTTACTCGGGATGGCAATTGCGACATTGAAGTAATTATGCATTTCCGGCCCAATGAAAACCATCATGCTCGGACAAAAGAAAGGATATAACCCAAGTTGATAAGGTATCATTGTCGGCCATTCGAAATGCTTGCGAAGGTCATTGATTTGGCCGGCGCCGGTCTGGAAAATCCAATAGAATTTCCTAGCATTCATGATGTGTGCGACCATGCAACCTGTGACTGACAGGCCATGTTCAAACGCAGATCGAACACTATCATATGATTGCTTTATATAGCTATCGGGAGAGTCAGTTGAGTAATGATTGACTGCCTGTACCGCAAATTTCAACGTCGCAGGCAAATAACTTTCATACGTGAAGAAAACGGAGTTGAACTCACCCACCACAGGCCCTGTTGCGGATTTGTTTGATAGTTTGACATTGAACAGACGATTTGTAATGCGACCACACTCATTATACAATTCGAGAACCTTCTTTGCGAACTGCGAATCGTTGCTGTAGATTACCAGCAAACGATATCGATCATCAGATGACACACAGGAGTTGGTCACAACTTTGGATAGTGAGGAATGGCCGAACTTCACCACAAGTGATCGTCTAAACAAATCCTCCATGAAACTTATTAGACAAAGATGATAGTGTGATGAAGTGTAGTGCAATATACCCATCCACATACCAACTCTGTTCTCGATGACACCAAAAGGCTCACCAGCTTCCTGCTTGCGAATTGTTTCATCCTTAAGATTTTGAAGGTCCCCTATGTGTTCTTTGTACCTTTTTAGTGGATCGGAGAAGAATTCTGTGAGTAAACCAGAGGGCAGCTCAATCTTCTTCCTCATAAATCTCGACAATATTTGAGTGTTCCATGCATATATTTCACCAAATTCGAGGCAGAATGGAGATAGAGTTAGATTGAACGACGGAACAATGAACTGTTGTGCCCAACGGGTCATATCTTCGGAATAGTGGTAAACCCAAGGCTTAACACCAGCAGGCGCCTGTGTTATGGATCTCTTCATCCTCGTCTTTATGAAAGCAATCTTCTTTTTACCACTAGTTAGCATCTCCCTCACATCACCCTCACAGATCCTCCGAGCAATGTTCTCTCTAACTTTCGTGAAAAGTCGACTGACGATGTCTAGTATGTGAATTTCTCGAACACCGGTGATCTGATTCTTCTTGAACAGCTGACAATAAACCACTTTGAATTTGGGCCACAACTTAGTCATGTTGCTTATAAAATCCGGTGGTCGATCCTCCGCATGCCCCATCGATTTGAACAACTCAAGCAGGGTCATTATCACATGTGATCTCTTATTGGCAAACACCTGGTCATCCTTGAGTATGCCTCTCTCCCTTATGCTCGCCAACCTATTCGCTCGAACCCGATTGACGACGTCAAGTTCCATGATGTCATCATTAAGCTTCTCTTCTCTCTTACTGTTTATATCTTCATTTATATTTCTATGCCTACTTTTGTTGCCTAATTCTTGAGAAACTTTGGTGGAGCTCATCTTGGTTGCGATTATTGTGTTAAGAAGTTGATCCCTGCTTTGC